GCTACAAACCAATCTCGATGATCGAAGAGCACATGACTGGTGAGTGGTGGCGGACAATCAAATCCACTTACCCACGGTATGTCAAGAATGAGACCTGGACACAGTATGAGCTGCGGGTAGCCGCCTGGAAAGATGGACTGGCAAAACAGGCCGAATTGCTGTCTCCCATATTCCAACTCAATTTCAACTGGAATGTCTTTGAAGGTGAAATTGACATGGAAGAACGGCTAAGCAAAGTAGATAACATTATGAAGAAGCTGGTCGACCAGACCAATGCCGAAGGCTATGAACAGTGGCAGTTGAAAAATGATTCGGTGATAGATGCCATCTGGAATGCTTATGAGACGTTGTATTTGCAACCGTATTTTGACGCGGTCAAAGACTTGTCCGGCAATGAGCGCAGCTTGGCTGAGATTCAATTCTTCAAGACACATACCTTCGAGCCGGGCGAACGCGAAATCCAGCAGTGGATTGTGCAAACCTATGGTGCTGGTAAATTTGGTGAGAAGCTCATCCGGGATACTATCAATGGATTGACATTCGCCACACCCGAGCAAATAGAACAACTCAAGGATGAACCCAAGGATCCCAACCGCAATATTGTCTATGACATTCTGGCCTGGGCAGGGCCGAAGCAAAGCGAGAACTACAGAGCGCTCATGCTGACATACATTGGGCTGGGCGGATACGAATCTGACTTCGATGTATGGTATGGCCTCGGTGGAAATATAAACAACTACCCAGATGTGGAAAAGTATTATGACTTCCTCGATCTCATTCAGGAGGCCGCCGCTAAAGTCGGGGCCAAGGCACCAGATGAACAGCAATTGAAAGACATGTTATTGGCCGAAGCGGATCAGGCTGAATTCAAGGCGGATGTTATGGCTGAACTCGGGCTGAATTTCTACACCACCTTGGCAGTTTATATGTACATGGGTTCGGATGAGCGCAAAGAATGGAGGAACAAAAACAAAGATCTGTACAAGAAGATCAACACCTATTTCAACATGAGGGATGATTATGCAAAAACCCACCCGCTATGGGCAGCCTATTATTACCCATCCTTTGATGCCAGTACAGGAACGACCAGCGCCGGTCTCAGTTCAGCAGCTGGATCAGGCTATCAGGCATCCAGTTTTGAAAAAGAGGAGGCACGATGGTGGCTGCCGTTTGGCAAGCGCTCATCATTGGATGCTATGGCTCTCTTCACTCCAGGCAAGCTGGGTTCTGCAGGTGTTACTCGGCAACCCTGGTGGCCACAGTCCTTGCTCGACCTGCTGGATCCGCTGGCAGTGGGGCAAGTCAATCAGGCCACAACAGGGCAGGCACCTCTGCCCAATGCAACGGTTACTTACCTGAAGCGAGTTGCTACTAATCACCCAGAGTATGCCAGGGCAATCCGTAACAATCTAAAGATTGCAAAACGTGTGTATCCACAGCGTGAAGTTGCCAAAGACATCCGCGAGATGCAGTAGCCTTGACGCTGACATATCAATGTTTGTATAATAGGACATAGGAGCTAGAAATGTTGTTCAATAATAAGTCCGTCAGATTTGAAGTATCTAAAGACAGTGGTGGTTCCAGTGATGGGACGCCCGCTGTGGGTTCGGTTCCAGCAGGGACGCTTACCCCAGGTGCTGCAGACGCGGGACAAGAAGCTCAGAGGAAATTGGAAGAGGCGTTAGCCAAGCGTGAACAGGACATCAACAACCTGAAGTCAAGCTTGCAGCGCCAGATGTCACAACGGGAACAAGAGTGGCAACAGCAGCGTGCCCAGCTTGAAAGTGAGCTGAACAAAGCGCGAATGGCCTCCTTGGATGACGATGAAAAGAAAGAATTTCAGCGCAATCTGGAAGCGGAACAATCCAGCCAGTGGCGTACCATTGCTCAGCAAAAGGAGCAGGAACTCCAGCAACTTCAGGCCGCCCAGAATTACAAAGATTTCTTTGTCGCCCAAGGTGTGCCCGCCGACAACTTAGTTACCGATCAGGGTTTGGATGCCCTTGTTGCCTCCGGGTGGCTTGGAATTCAGAAAGCTATGTCGGAACTAAAAGCCAAAGTGAAAGAATACGAGACCACTCACATGACCAGTGTGCCAACTCCTCAGAACAATCAAGCCGATTCTTCCCAACGAACTCCTCTTGCCGCCTCGCCTGCACCTGCTGGAAACGGGCCAAACTGGAACGATCTGATCAAACAGTATGGTTCTGCCGAAGAGGTGTACAAACTGGTGGAAGCAGGAGACCTGTCACCCTCGATTATTCCTACAGCCTAGGGATAAACGTGGGCACCAACCCAACTCTTCGGAGGACTTGAAATGACCACAATTACTACTGTCACGATGGCGGATGCAATCAAAACCGCGTATGAGAAGCGGTTGCTGACCCGCGCCATCCCTCGTTATGTTCATGGCCGCTGGGCTGTTCGCGCCCGCATTTCAAAATACGGCTCTTATGAACTGCGTTAATTAAATTGCGCAGTATAAATCCTCTCTGAAATTGCGAACGCTGAGATGCCAACGCTTAGGAAGGCGAAAGCCACCGAAAACGACTGAGCGAGAGGACGGCAAGAGAAAAAGAATTGCCGGTGCAACAGTCTGAACTACAGGGAAATGAACCTGTAGAGGGGAACTCGAAGAAGCTCCCCCGCTTGACAGCTAGATTTTTTGTCAAGAGGTAACAGATTGAAGTATGGATCCTTGGCCGCTGTCACCACGCAGCTAACCCAGGGTACCACGCCTGCGGAAACCACCGCGCCAACCCCCACCTTGATCACCATCACCCCCGCCTTTTACGGCGCCTGGATGGGGTTCACTGATCTCGTGGATCTGATGAACTATGATCCGATCCTGTCCGAAATGTCCAGCATCCTGGGTGAGCAGACTGGTCTGACCGCTGACACCTTGGTGCGCAACGAATTAGTGACCAACGCTACTATTGACTACTCCGGTGGTCAATCAGCGGTTGGTACTCTCACCAGCCCAACCCATGATCTCAGCTACACTGATATCATCAAGAACTATGCTGCGCTAGAAGCTGAGTCTGCTCTGCCTGTGGATGGGGAGGATTTTATTCTTATTCTCCATCCCCACAGCTATGCAACACTGATGCTCGATCCAACCTTTGTCAACCTGATGATTCAGGAAGCCCCCAACACCGCTATCCGCAACGGTTACATTGGCCGGTTGCTGCGTATGAAGATCTATGTCAGTGCCAATGTGACTGAATGGGCTGATGTTGGTGCCGGTGGCACCACAGATGTATATGCCGCGATCTTCATTGGTCGTGAATCATACGGCATCCTCGGATTGACTGGTTATCCTGAAGCTGCAAGTGTTGACAATCAGGGGCCGGATGGTCGCCCGTTGACCGGTCAGCGCATCAAGGCTGTTGAAGTAATCGTGAAGCCGGTTGGTTCAGCCGGTGCTGCCGATCCTCTCAACCAGCGTGGCTCTCTGGCCTGGAAGTTAGCTCTCACTCCCAAGGTGCTGAATAGTGCCTGGATCCGGGTTGTCAAGCACACCAATGTCTTCAGTAACCTGTAAACCCGCGTGATTGGAGGATAATCACATGACTATCATACTGAAAAAGGCTCCTCGTTTTGCGCCGGGTGCACAGGTGGCTGATATGCTGCGGGACTCCACGCGCGTTGTGAAGTGCGCCCTTGTCCCCGCACCTACTACATCTCCTGCAGTTGTCACGGTGTGTAAAGTTCCAGCCAACACAGTCATTCTGGGTACTCTGCTGGAAGTTGTGACTGCGTTTTCGTCAACTGGTGCGTTGACGGCAACTGTAGGAGATACCGGCGCTGCTGCTGTACTGGGCAGTTTCACGTCTGGCAACCTTAGCTCCATTGGATTTGTTGCGGCATTGGGTGGTAAGAACTACACTGCTGATAAGAACATCAATGTTACTATCACCAATGCCTCGGCTGCCGGTGGAGTTGGATCACTGCGCCTGTGGTTACTCTACAGCACAGACTCAGATCAGCAATCCGTTGGATAATGAGGTGACAAATGGCTAAAACTTTTCCCGTAATTGGAACTTTCATCATGGATCACGATGATCCCGCCCCGCTCAAAGTGCTCAAAGTATCAGTTGGGGCTGCGGCTGGTAATGATGTTGTGGTCGGCGCTGCTGGCGTCTATCCAGTCATTACCGTACCAGCTGGATTCATCATCCATGAAGTCCTATCCCGTGTAGCAGTTGCCTGGACAGCTTCACTGACAGCCACCCTGGGTGATGTTGCCAGTGCCGCCGGTTTCATGGCCTCGGCTGACATTGCTCCACAGACTGCAGTTACTACTGGCATTTTCGTTTCCTCGAAAGCGGCTGCTGAAGCCTACGCCAACGGTAAACTGTATCTTACTGAGCAGGTCATCAACTTGACCACAGCAGCGGCTACGGCTGCAGCCGGTCAGATGGATCTCTATTTCCTGTACTCTGTGGCAGGAGAAAACTAATCGGTACTAAATTAGGGTGGGGTCAAAAGCCCCACCCTACATTCATACGATCATCTTCACACATGTGGGATGGTCTCCTATTGGGTGGAGGTGAGAAATGGGTTCAAGAAAACGACTAAGCAAAATTGAACAGGCGCAACGTGAAGCAGAAATGCTCAATGCACAAGTGCGCTCCGATGGAGTAAATGAAGCACCGGTTGTTCAAGATTTGTTATCTGAAAATTTTTCAGTGGTCAGCAATACTGATGCACTGAAAATTGCACTGTCACTGCAGGAATTAGTGCGCGGTCAGAATTCCATGCTCAGCTTGGTGCAAGGCCAGGGTGAGGCTATCACCAAGCTGACCGAGCGCATGAACAAAATGGACAAGGATGCCCAACGTTGGGAGCAAGATCGCGCCGGGTTTCTAAACAGTGTCCAGGAAAAAGCCGACAAGTTGAAGATCATTGACCCCGAGAAAAAAGCCAAGCTGATCGCCAACGCAGGCAAACAGGTACAACAAGAAATCCAAAAAGCAATGGCCACCAAAGCCACTGATGACATTCAATTTGGGGCCTGGATGGACAACCAACCCAAAGTAACTGTTACTTCGATGGGCAAACCCACAACTGTAAATCAAGCCGGGGTGATCACTGTGGTAATGGAACCTGAAGTTATTCGCATTCGT